TAAAGGCCACTTAAAGAGTCCTGTAGTACTCTTAGGTGCCTTTAAATACCTAATGAGAATGGCTAGCGTAGCCCTGATCACCGTTACACCAGATGCAGAGGAGTTGCTGGTGTACATGGCTAGAGTCTCTAACCCAGTTAATCAAGGCGTAGGTCAACGATCAGAACGACTTATCCAATACCTCATAGACCACAAGCATTGGTCTCCGTTTGAGATGGTTCATATGGTGTTACAGATTGAAACCACTAGGAGTGTTGCTGCTCAAATCCTTAGGCATAGGTCGTTTAGCTTTCAAGAGTTCAGCCAGAGATACGCAGATACAAACCTCCTTGGTTCTGCTAGAGCTCCTCACCTCAGACGACAAGACAACAGCAACAGGCAAAACAGTATTGATGATTTGACTGCTGATAAAACTCAAATCTTTTACCGAAGAATTAATCAGCACTTTGAAGAGGCACAAGATTTGTACAGAGAAATGGTCTCAATGGGTGTAGCTAAAGAGTGTGCTCGTGATGTACTGCCTTTGGCTACTCCAACTCGGATGTATATGGCTGGTAGTGTTCGGAGTTGGATTCATTACATTGATCTACGGTCTCAAAATGGGACTCAAATGGAACATATGAATATTGCTAACGAGGTTAAACAAATCTTTTGCAAAGAGTTTCCTACTATTGGTAAAGCACTGAACTGGGTCTAGCTGTGGCTGAGCGTAACTACCGCAAGGAATACGACAACTACCACTCCAAAGCAGAGCAAAGGGAGAACCGTAGTAGCCGTAATAAGGCCCGTAGGAAGCTCAAGAAGGCTGGGTATGACCTCAGGGGTAAGGACGTAGACCATAAGGATGGAAACCCTAAGAACAATGGGCACTCCAATTTGAGGATTCAGAGTCCTAGCCAGAACAGAAGCAGGAATAAGTAGGTCTTTGAGGCCTGCTTTTTTTTTTGTTAAGGGGTAAAAAGGTTTTGCTTCAGATTTTTGAGCACTAGTTAGCGCTTGGCCCCGCCTCCGTTACCCCCTGGGGGGGCTTTAGGGCCGCCCTTAGTGAGAATGCGTCGCAATTGCAGAGCTATTGGGGGGTCCTAAAGCGGACTCAGTATGAGATAGGGATGAGACTGGTGAGATCGGGAGCGGGGGAATATATACGCGCGCGCAAGGCCACATCTAGAGGCCTCTAGAAGCCTCTCTAAGGCCCTTTGAAACCTCTCTAAGCCCATCCATATCTGACAACCAGCGCAAGGCCTCTCCATGGCCTCTGAGAGCCTCCTAGCTCCTTTGTAACGCTTTACAACAAAACCCTAGACCTGCTCGTATCAGGCTCTACCTTGGCCCTGTCAGGCACAGGCCTGGCCCTTTTCCTTCACTTCTGACCTAATGACAGACCTTACGTTCAAGCTCGAAGCCAGTTACGGCAGAACAAGAGCCTACCCAGTAGATCAAACAGCCATTTTGCTAGTTCGTCTTGCTAAATCCAAAACCTTACTTCCGCAAGATATAGGGACTTTTGCAGGCCTTGGCTACCGTTGCGTAGATCGTGACGGGTTCGAGATTCAGCCAAGCATTCTGTGGTGATATGAAACTATTCCTCTTTTCCTGTCTTGCTATCGGTTCCCTGTCTTTTATGGCAGTTCAACAGCTAGCAAGTATCACAACAACCAACAGCGGAACTCAACAATTAAACCAATGAAACTCACAGACCTTCAACAAACCCTTATCACTCAACTAGCGGAAGATGATCTGAGATCACCCCAAGAAATGTTGGCCCTTTTGTTAGCAGAAGGTTTCAGGTTTCTTTATTGCGATAACCGTCCAGTGTATAGAGAGAACACAGATACAGACGCCGCAGCCCTTGAGATTCTTAACGAACTTAGGGAATCAGTAAACCTTTCTATCTGCAGTGAATGACATACGAACAACTCTGCTTAGACGTTATTAATTCCTCCTTCTTCTCTTCTCCAATGATCCCTACACTTCTCCCAGCTTACGGTCGTGACTATTCAAAGAAAGCTGACATAGCTTCAGATCTTAACGCTAATAAAGACTTTCTAATCAGCAACATTAGGCCCGCACTAATCAATAAAGAACAACTAGTTAGCGAGGGTATCAAGTCTGTTGTGGTTAGGTATGGCAATCAACGCAAAGTCACCAGCCTAAAACTAGTTAAGGGAGAGTTCAAGTGAAAGAACCTAGCTACGACTACTACTTACAACAGCAACAGTGGTTCTATGAGGACGAACAAATAGAACTAGAAGAACAGGAAGAAGAAGAAGAAGAAGAAGAAGAAGAAGAACCCTATTGGTTAACTGACTCCAATAACGTTATGTCCCGCCATCATTACTGATCACAATGAAAAACCCTTCCACCTTTCACCTTTCCAAAAGTTCAAACAAAAAGCTTGGTAAAAACGTCTACGCTTCAACGTCTAGCTCTGATACTTGTCCCATCACTTGCGGAATGTATAAAGAATGCTACGCAAAGAAAGGGCCTCAGTCCTGGCACTGGAATAAAGTTAGTCGCGGTCAAAGAGGAACAGACTGGTTAAGTTTCTGTGCTGATGTAGAGAAACTAAAGCCAGGCACTTTGTTCAGGCATAACGTTTCGGGTGATCTACCCTATGTTGCTCGTTACCCTGGCGATACCTGGCGCTGCATAGATACTGTGGCTTTAGATCAACTGCAGTGTGCAGTCACAAACAGTGGCGCTAGGTTCTATACCTATACTCACACCCACACTGATACTGTTTACAGCAAGACAAACCTAAACACAATCAAACGATTCTCTCAGCCTGGATTTGTTATCAATCTTTCAACTGAGAAACCTAGGGATGCTTTTAAATTTAAACAGCTTGGTTTCGATGTAGTAATAACTAACACCTTTGTATTTGAGCTAGCAGTTGACTCTATTAAGACTCACAAAAAGCCTGCAACTATTATGTTTGGCGGTGAGTCTGTGTCTGTTATCCCTTGCCCAGAACAATACACTAAGAGTGCAACTTGTGCTACCTGTAAACTCTGCGCGAGAGCTAATAGGGAATACGTTATTGCTTTTAAGAAACACTGATGCTGTATAAATTCCCAGAACTTTTGGGCTATTTATTCCTATTTATCCTGCCCATTATCCTGACAACCTTAGGACTACTGAGAGCCAATTAAATACAACTAACGGCCTCCTAATCGGGGGCCTTTAATTATGCAAACTGTTATTGAGAATGAGTCGCAATAGCAGGAAGGAGAGGGTAGGTCTAGTTGAGAATGACTCTCAATAGCAACAAGTAGAAATGAGAATGAGAATCAGAATCAACTAGACCAGGCCTGGGTTCGGTCTTAACTACTATCACGCCACGGGGCACGCCACGGGACACCAGCTAAATTTCCTTTAAATTGCTTTTAGCGCTGTGTCGGTGGCAATGCTAGTCCCAGCTAACGCCAAGGAGAAGTTCTACGCACCACTTAAGCAAGTGGCAGCTCAGTATGTCCCACTCCTGATGGCACGAATGGCGGTGCTACAAGATCGAGCCAATCAGGCACTTGAGTTCCTGGATTCTGAGGAAGATGAGGAGCGAGAGTTGGTATGGATGGATGACGCAGAGAAAGTAGTTGCTGTTGCAGAGGCACAATCCGTCCTTCATAAGTCAGTAGTAGAAGCAGGGATGTGCCAATCGTTAGTCGGTGCATTTGCTGACCTCTTGGAGAATGAGTACCAAAGGATCAGAGAAAGCCGTTGTGCGTTTTTAAACGAGGAAGGTGAGTTGGAATCGCTATACGAAGATGACGAATCAAATAGTGGCTTTGACTGATACTCCTTTGGTTAACCATCAACCTTACCAGAGGCCTCTTTGAGGACCTCTAAGGCCCTCTGAGTACCTACCTGCTCCATCCACCCCAGAAGCACCGTCCAAGTGGCGTAGAGACGCTCTGGGGCGTCAATCAGAGAGTTGTTGAACTGGGTGTTATCCCAATACGCCACGAGACAGCGGTTGGTGAGGTCATCCAGTTCAGCTTTGTCACACATCTGATTGAGTTCTTCCTCGGTGTAGTGGTCAGTCACCTAGCTGCTCCAACTCATCAGCAATAGCAAGTAATGCGTTACGGATGCTGTCAGCAGTGAACTCACAACAACTTCTGGCATACAGCTCATCTGTAGGCACCATTTGATTTACAACAGCACGAAGGACAGCAGAGGCGGTTGCTTCATCATCAATATCAGCGTCGCGGTAGGCATCAAGTACAGCCTGTGCGGCGGGTGAGAGTTCAGTCATTAATCACAACCTCACCACAAATACTCTCAAGAGCAGCCAAATACCCATCCCAAAAGTCTTTCTGTTGATCACCTACAGCTTTCTTGTATTGATCACGAGCGTATTCATATTCATCAATTACAACTTCAACATCAAGAGTTACTGCTTCTGACATTTCACTTCTGCTCCCAAATAGAAGGATCGTGTTGGTCATCTTCTGTAGCTTCAATACGTTCCAACATTTCATCCAAGAACTCAGCTAGTTCTTCTTCAGTCATAGTTACTGGAACTTGACTGGGATCTTGAGGAGT